GTACGTCGTGCAGGCCGTGCTGGGACAGGAGGTTCCGGCTCCGTTGTGGGTCTGCGCCTATCTCAACATGCACGAGGCACTGTCGCTCCTGACCAAGTGCGAGGCGCTGGACCTCCCGATCCCGCGGTTTCTCAAGCGGGTCCTGAAGAGGCTGAACTCGGGGCTGGAGCAGAAGGTGGACGAAGCCCTGGACGTTATCGATCCCAAGAAGTCTAAGAAGAAGGAGAAGTAGGTGGCAGAACTCAAGGTCGAGACGTGGCCGATTGATAGGCTCATTCCCTACGTTAGGAACCCAAGGCGCAATGATGAGCAGGTGGACCGCATGGCGTCTGCCATCAAGGAGTTCGGTTTCCGCATCCCCATCGTGGCGAAGTCGGACGGCTCCTTGGTGGATGGCCATTTACGTCTGAAGGCAGCGCAGAAGCTGGGGCTGAAAGAGGTGCCAGTTGCCCTCGCGGACGAGCTCACGGACGCCCAGATCAAGGCGTTCCGCATCCTCGCGAACAAGTCGGCGAACTGGGCTGAGTGGGAACCCGACTTGCTCAAGCTGGAGCTGGAAGATCTGCAGGAGATGGACTTCGACCTTGAGCTGACGGGCTTCGAGCTTCCCGAACTGGAAGACATCATGGGCGATGGCGCGGACGGCGGGACGGAGGGCCAGACCGACCCCGACACCGTGCCGGAAGCGCAGGAGGAGCCTGTGTCGAGGCTGGGCGACGTCTGGCTCCTGGGCAGGCACCGCCTCATGTGCGGAGACAGTACGGACGCGGGAAGCGTGGCGCTACTCATGGCGGGGGAGAAGGCCGACATGGTGTTCACGTCACCGCCGTACAACGGCAATACTGGTGTTATTAGCCGGGGGCGTGGTCAGTTTCGCAAGAAGGCAGAAGGCAGGCCAAACGAAGCCCTCTATGAAGTATGGGGCCGTGATGCTTTGGATAGCAATGAGTACGTCTCATTCGTGCAAAAGGTGCTGGCGAACAGCCTCGACCAGACGGACGGCATGGTCTACTGGAACGTCAACTACAACGCAAATTCTCGTCATGAATACATTGAGCAGATCGTGCCGTTTCTTGACAGGCTTGTTGACCAAGTGTGCTGGAAGAAGCGCATGGCAATGACGAACACAAACGGGGGCTACACGCGCATCTGGGAGCCTATCTATGTTTTTTGCACGAAAGAAAGGCCTCTCAAGATGTTGTCGCCAGAATCAAACCACTGGGAAATCGACAATGTTAATTCTTCCGTTGAAGGACACCGCGCCTGCTTCCCCGTGGCGCTCCCGCTGAAGGCGCTCGACCTCTACGGCGACCAAATCAAGACTGTGCTTGAGCCGTTCTGCGGCGCAGGCTCCACGCTCATCGCCTGCGAACAGAGAGGCGTTGCTTGTCGAGGCATGGAGCTGGAGCCTCGCTTCTGCGACGTGATCATCCGCCGCTGGCAGGAGTTCACGGGGCAGGAGGCCACGCTGGAAGAGGACGGGAAGACGTTCGCGCAGGTCAAGGAAGAGCGCGGAGGATAGCCTATGGCGAACGAGCAGAACCTCATACCAGGCAATAGGCGAAGCCAGAGCGAAGCCAGAGAAAACGGCCGCAAGGGCGGCATCGCCTCCGGCGAGAAGCGCAGGCACCAGCGCGACCTCCGCGAGGCCGTGAAAGCCCTGCAGAGCGTCGTGGTTCCGGTCAAAGGCGGCGGAGACGGCCTGACCTATGCCGAGGCCATAGCCCGCGCCGTTGGCGTCAAGGCCGCGCAGGGCGACCTCAAGGCCGCCGCGCTGTACTGGGAGTGGATGTACGGCAAGCAGACCAAGGTGGACGTGACGAGCTCCGACGGAAGCATGAGCCCTCGCATCGACTTCGGCAAGCGGACGCTGGACGAGGTGATGGAGATGGTGGACAGGATGCCGGAAGATGGACCAGATGGACAGGCTGGCGCTGAAAGCTGAGCTCTGGCGCTATCTGGCTTCCAACAGCCTCTCCGGCTTCGTTGTCCGCACTCTTCCAGGGTACAGGATGGGATGGGTCCAGCGGTGCATCTGCAGGGAGCTCGACCTGTTCCTGCAGGACGTGGTGGACGGCAACTCTCCGCGTCTCATGATCACGATGCCTCCGCGGCACGGCAAGTCGGAACTGGCCTCGCGGAGATTCCCGGCCTACGCGCTTGGGCGCTACCCCGACATGGGCATCATCTGCGCCAGCTACTCGGCAGACCTCGCCACGCGCATGAACCGCGACGTCCAGCGCGTCATCGACGATCCCGCCTACCGCGCCATCTTCCCCGGCACGACGATTGCCGGAAAGGCGCAGACGCAGCAGGGTTCGTGGCTCCGCAACGCCGACTACTTCGAGGTCGTGGGACGCAAGGGCTCCTTCCGTTCCGCAGGCGTCGGAGGCGGTTTGACGGGCTTCGGCGCTTCCATCGCCATCATCGACGATGCAATCCGCAACAGGCAGGACGCCGACTCGCCTACCGTCCGGCAGACGGTCTGGGATTGGTACACCTCGACGCTCTACACCCGCCTTGCTCCTGGCGGGGGCGTCATTGTCATCAACACTCGCTGGCACTCGGACGATCTTTCCGGCCGCCTTCTGGAAGCGCAGGCCAAGGGTGAAGGCGACGAGTGGCGCGTCATCAACTTCCCCGCCATCGCCGAGGCCGACGAAGAGCACAGGAAGAAGGGCGAGGCTCTGCACCCCGAGCGCTATCCGCTGGAGGCTCTGGAGCGCATAAAGCAGGCCATCGGCACCCGCGATTGGGAAGCGCTCTACCAGCAGCACCCTGTCCCCGACGGGGGCGCGATCTTCAAGGACGAATGGCTCCAGCGCGTCTGGCTCCCGAAGGACCTGCCTGCGCGGTTCGATTCTGTCATAATGAGTTGGGATCTCGCGTTCAAGAGCACGGACGCCAGCGACTTCGTGGTGGGCCAGCTTGTCGGCAGGCACGGGGGCGACTACTACATTCTCGACCAGCTCCGCGGGCGCTGGAGCTTTACCGAGAGCGTGACGCAGGTGAAGGAGCTTGCAGAACGCGCCCGCGCCCGCTTCCCCCGCACTGCGCCCCGCATCCTCATCGAGGACAAGGCAAACGGGCCTGCTGTCATCGACGCGCTCAAGCACGAGGTCTCCGGCATCGTCCCCGTTGAGCCGGACGGAAGCAAGGAAGCCCGCGCCCACGCCGTGACCGCGCTCTTCGAGGCTGGCAACGTCCTGCTCCCAGACCGCTCCCTTGCCTCATGGGTTGACGAGTACAGGCTGGAACTGACCCGCTTTCCGTCCGGCGCTCACGATGACCAGGTGGACGCCACGACACAGGCTCTCCGCTACCTTTCCGCAGGCCACCGCCTCAACATCACCCCGCAGCTCCAGCGCCAGCTTCAGGGTTTCCGCTTCCGCAGGTAGCACATAGATTTGACATCGTATGCGGAACATGCTACCGACTACACCCAAAGGTAGCAAGAAATTATGGGCATAGAATCCTCCACAGGCTCCACGCTCCGCATCTCCTCCGGCGTTCGGGATGCCCTCGGCTTTTCCAGCGCGGGGCGCGTTCCCACGCTGGACGAGGTGCGCCGTGCGTATGGACCTCCGGCGACGCTCGGCGCACCCAACGAAGAGACGGTGCTGGCGATGGACAGGGCCATGGAGGACAGAGGCGTCTACACGCTCCTGCAGCACGGCTTCGAGCTTGGCCAGTACGGTGCAGCCAGCAATTTTCTCGGCTACGGGGCGCTCCAGAACATCGCCCAGAACGGGCTGATCCGCGCCTGCATCGAAACCGTTGCGGATGACATGACCCGCAACTGGGTCGAGTTCCAGCAGGAGGGCGAGGACGATTCCGAAGACGGCGAGGCGCAGGAACGCCTTGAGCGTCTGGAGAAGGCAGTGAAGCGTCTCGACCTGCAGAAGGTCATGCACCGCGCCGCCGCCATGACGGGCTACTACGGCGGGTGCCTGCTCTACCTCGATACGGGCGCGTCCGGCCCCGACCTCAAGCTTCCGCTCTCGCTGGAAAGCTGGAGCAGGGAGGCAAGGCCCGGATTCCTCAAGGGCGTCCGCGTGGTGGACCCCGTGAACGTCTTCCCTGGCACCTACAACAGCACGGACCCGCTCCGCGCCGACTACTATGTCCCGAAGATGTGGTGGGTGCTCGGTCAGGAAGTTCACGCCAGCAGGCTCATCCGCGTCTTCGCCAACGAACCGCCCCTGCTCTTCCGGCCCAGCTACAATTTCTTGGGCATCCCCAAGGCGCAGATCCTGTGGGACTACGTCATGCACTTCCAGGCCAACCGCGACAGCGTAAACAGGATGATGGGCAAGTTCTCGCAGCTTGTCTTCAAGACGGCCATGACCGACATCCTCACTGGCGGCGCGAACGACCTCTCCGGCCTCATGGCCCGCCTCGCCATCATGGCGCAGAACCGCTCCAACGACGGCGTCATCGCCGTGGACAAGGACGCCGAGGACGTTGTGAAGGTAGAGACCCCCCTCGGCGGCATCACGGACGTTCCGCGCCAGAGCCTGGAGTTCGTGGCCGCCATCAACGGGACGCCCGTAGTCAAGCTCCTCGGCATCTCGCCCTCCGGCTTCAACGCCACGGGCGAGAGCGACCTGCGGAACTACTACGATCACGTTCTTTCCCAGCAGGAGGCCGTGCTCCGTCCCGCCCTTCAGCGCGTTCTGGAAGTCCTGCAGGTGAGCCTGTTCAAAGAGGTGGACAGGAAGATTGGCTTTAGCTTCTGCAGTCTCTCCGAAGATGACGAGAGCGCCAAGGCCATGACCCAGCAGACGCGCATCAACAATCTCATGGCCCTGCTCGACCGCGACGTCATCAGTCCCGAGGAGGCCCGCCAGATCCTCATCTCCGACCCCGACTCAGGCCTTGACGGCCTCGACCCAGAGCTTCCCGAAGAAGCCGAAGGCGATGACATGCTTATGCAGGGGCCTGCCATTTCAGGCCAGCCCCAGATGCAGGAGCGGGAGCCGTCCGCGTCAGCACCCGCAAGTCCCGCCGTGGCGAACACGGCCTTGAGGATGTAGCTCATGGCAAGGCGTCAGCAGGACAAGGTTCGCACTCTCAGGGCTGTCAACGCCAACCCCGGCATCCGCGCGTTCTACCGCAGGGCTCTTCGCTCCATGGTCCGCGCCATGAAGGAGGACTACGAGCACAGGCTGTCGGAGCTCTACAGCGTGCTGGAGCCCCGCATTGTTGGGGACGCCAAGTGGCGCTCTCCGCTTGAGCGGATGCAGGAGGCGCTGGACAAGCTTTCAGACAGGTGGACGGCAAAGTTCTCATCCCTGGCCGACAAGGTTGCTCCCCGCATCGTGAAGGACGTGCTCAGTCGGACGGTGAAGGCCCGCAATTCTTCGCTGAGGGATGCTGGCATCAGCATCCCCCTCAAGG